GCCAAGGACACGACGCGGAGCTCTGCTCCAGCGCCGGGGTCAGCCCCCAGAACGATCGACGTACCGACCAGTGACCAGTCTGCAGTCTCTTGGTAAGCCCCGTCGAGGAACACCAACAACTTGTCGGCCGCCCCAGGGTCTTCACCCAGGTCGTACGTCAGCACCCCGGCCGACGTAGTGGCCGTGTACTCCTTCGACACGGTGTCAGCAGCGATGTCATCCGAGATGGCCGAATAGACGTCCGACGTGACAGTCGTAAGGAGGGCAGTGGTGGAAGCGTCGGCGGCGTCAGTGGCAGCGTCCACGATGGATGCAGCGGTGATCCGCTGCTCTACGACCGAACCTGCCGGGAAATTCAGCGCTGACGTGCCCTCAGCCGCCCGTACAGCGATGAGGCTATCGCCTACGCGGGACGTGACCCGGACGATCTCATAGGCGCCCGAGGGGGCCAGCAGCGTGGCGTAGAAGTGATCCGAGACACCAAGTGTCGGGAATAGGTCGCCCTCGCCCGCCTGCAGCGTGATGGTGTAGTCGCTAGCAGAGACGGCCGCCGCGAGTGTACCCCGGGCTCTGTTGTTGAGGACGATCGCCATGCTGCTCTCCTATACAACGACCCGCAGGTCGCCAGCGCTAGTCTTGTACGCCCGCCCGACAGCCAGGCCGCCGGCAACTGCCGCGGCGTTGTCAGCATAGGTAGGGACACCACTGAAATCTGCGGTCGGGATGGACGTCGCGAACATGCTGGTGAACACCGCAGTGGCCGCATCATACGCAGCGTCGGACACGGCCTGGGCAGTCACACGGAGCTCAACGACCGTACCCGCAGGGAAGCTAACCGGGGTTGTACTTTCAGCCCCGCGTACAACCGTTAGTACCTCTGCCGCCCGGGCAGTCACCTTCACGATCTCATACACACCCGAAGGCGCAAGGAGAGTTGCGTAGAAATACTGCGACGCACCCAGGGGCGGGAACGCAGCACCCTGACCGGTGACCAAGTACAATGACGTATCTGTACTAGCAATGCTGCTAGCCAGGGTGCCGCGGGCTCGGTTCTGGAGGACTACAGGCACTACGGAACTCCTAAGCGAACGGCCGCATCTGGACGGACATGGAGCCACGGGCGTTGCCCAGGTTAGCTCGTGCGCGTCGCTGCGCCACCTCTACGGCGAACTGCTGCGCATGATACCGAGCCTTCTCGGCGCGCATGGAGGCAGCCCTTGAATCCGACACGTCGGCACCAACCCACGTAGCACCTGGCGTCGTCATAATCTCGTGGAGGGCGCTATGATAGATAGCGTCTTCGAGCTCATCGAAGACGGCCTCGGGGAGGCCGGTAGCAGTCCGGGTCGGCCGCAGTGCGTAGAACATCCGCAGCCGATAGGTCTGCTCGCCATCGGGCAGGGGCAATACCACGAACTTGTCCGGTGTAATCTGGCATACCGCCCGGGGCGTAGACCCATCGGTGGTCGAAGCCTCAGATGTAGTGTACCCAGAAGGGCCATCGAATGGTGCTTCGTCGAACTCCGGCATACCCACCAATGAGCCGCCGGCGCTAGACCACAGGGATGCAAACGCCTCGCCGCTATACAGGTCAGCCCAAGCTGGGTAGCGCTCCAGCGCCTGCTCTAGCGTGATCCGATCCAGCGGGTAATCGTTGAGGTATGCGCCGAATACAGCGTGTACATCCGAGTCCGCGGGCTTGGCGTAGTCATAGACATGGACGCCCGGGTCCAGGGTACGCAGCGGCTCGGCGTGTCGCCACAGGAGCGTGCGCTCACAGGCACGGATCGCCGCACGGCTCAGGGCCTGCTCGATAACCGGCGTAGGGCAGTGCTGCGCGTGCAGCGTCACCCTATCCAACAGCGAGGTGTAGGCCCGTGTCGCCATCAAACAGCCTCCGTCCGAGACAGAGCAGAAGCGGAGTCGCTAAGCTCTCTAGCCTCAAGGCCCAGTTTAAGCCCCTCGAAGAAATTCTTCAAGGCCGCATCTGCCTGACCCGAAGTAGCATACTCGTCATCGGCCGCCATGACCATGGCTACGACACCGTCGATGATGACCGGCGAGTACACATCCTTCGGCGCGGTAATCGTACTCGCCAATGCGTAGGTAGAGGGGGCCTGAGCGTACTCTACAGTCACCGTAGCCCCAACAGGTGGCGGAGGATACAGGAAGAACAACGTGGGGTTGCGGACATGCCGCATGTAGTTCACCGGCTGCGCCGGCGAAGCGCTGCGCCAGGTTGGCGCAGACCGGTCCATCATGTCGCGGGAGACTTCGACCACCGCCCGGCCATCTACCGCATGGACATCGACAAACCGGATCGCGTCGGCCGGCAACGTCTGCGTAGCATCCGCCGACACCACTGTGATATCAGTCACCAAGGCGAACAGGTCCGGCCGGATCATAGCCATACGGCGCAGAACCTGATTGACGTGCCCTAGGAGGTAGTCATCAGAGTACCGGTACGGCGCGCGGGTGTCCTGGACCAGCTTACGCACCTCGACGATGATATCAGCTGGCGTCACTCAGGCAACCCCCGGGAAGCGTCCTCACGAATCTCGATATCGACGGAGCTCTCTTCCTCCGCAACGTCATCAATGTCCGTGAACAGATCGAGCTGCGGCTCAGCCGCCTTCTTCTTGCGGGTAGCGCGCCGTTTCTCGGCCGTCTTGGCCGGGAAGGCGTCTTCTTCCGACACCTCAACGCACCTTGCGTTGGCCGCTAGGATGGGGTTCCATCGGTAGATCGTGCCGTCGGCGGTGTTTTTGAGATACTTCTGCGTCATAATGTACTACCACTTCACCCTGTCAGCCCAGTACGCCGCGCTCATCTTGCCCTTGGCGATGTTCTTGGCGTGGCGGGCTTTGAACGACTTACGCCGGTTGGCGTACGCCTCAGATTCACCGGCTTTCTTGGGTGAGCCGGACACACCCTGCTGACCGAAACGGATTACCTTCTCCTTGCCCCCAGAGCAAGCCTTCACGACGTGGGACTTGGTCGGGTGCTTGGGTGTGCGCTTCGGCTTGTTGCAAGCCATATTCGACTTATCGACTCGGGTCGCCATCAGGACTTCCTCTTCTTAGCGGTTTTCGCAGAGTCACGGAACGCCTCTTCAGACGGAGCACCCTTAGCCCCAGGCTTACGCATCTCCTCGCCGCTACCGGCTTTGATCCGCTTCCGCTTCGCGTGGATGTTAGCGTAAAGCCCAGGCTTAGACATCAGGCTATAACTCCCTTAATCACCATGAACCGAATAACGAGCGGCTCTGTGGACGAGGCGGAGTTATTGGTGTTGTGTACTACAATATCGCACGCCCCCTCGGCAACTCGCAGAACACCGACATCGTACGTAGATGTCGTCGGTCCGGTGCCGGCGGCAGAACCACCAACCAAGCAGACTTGAACCATGTCGGTAGCCCCAATCGTGCTGTTGGTTAGCGTAAACCGCTGGGAATTGAGTCCCGGAATAGATGCAGACACCAGGGTGATATCGCCGCAAATCTTGTTCAGCGTCACACCCGTCGTGCGGGTACCGCCCTGTGGGATAGTTCCGCCGGTGCCGTCTCCAGCGTACCCGAAGGACTGGCTAACCTGCAGCGTGTCAACTTCGATGAGTGTCACGCCGGTGAACGACCCAGTCATAGTGACGCCAGAGATAACACCGCCTGTGATGCTAACTGCGTCGCTGTCTTGCGTAGCAATCGAACCAAGTCCTAGGTTCGTCCTAGCACCGGCGGCGTTAGACGCGCCGGTGCCACCGTCGGCAACAGCGAGGTCAGTGATCCCAGAAATCGTGACGTCAGCACCAGTAATCGTACCGCTCGTGATATTCACCCGCGGTAGGTTGGTGACGTACGAAGCGCCCGGGGCGATGGTAATGTCCTGGTCGGACGAAAGGGTAAAAGTCCCCCCGAGCACCGCAATCGCCCGGTCGGAAATTGTTAAGTTATCGGCAAACACCGCCGACACGCTACCGAGTTTTAGCGTGGTTACGGCACCATTGCCGCCGCGAACTAGGTTCGGCGTACCTGTGACACCCTCACTAATATGCAAGAGCTGCGTATAGGTGTCTTTGATCGACTCAGCAGCCAGATTGGTAGCCATGGAACCTCCGTCGGTGGATGGGGGCCGAAGCCCCCATCACCTTAGTTGCAGTCAGCGACCAGCGCCCAGAGCCGCATCACAGCTGCGTCAGCAGCGTTCACGGTCTTGATGTCGATCGTGTCGGCAGCAGCGTAGTACTTACCGGCAGAATACCCCGTCACAGTGTTCGGAGCACCTTCGGTAAGGGCCAGGGTGGAGGCATAGGACGCCACGGTGTTGGCGTTCACACCATCCAAATAGCCATCAGCCGCAGAGCCATCGCCGATGTCGATGGTCAGCGTGCCGCCTTCGGCAGTCGTCACATCCAGGCCGACAGCCAAGACGTAAGTCTTGGCCGGAAGCTGGATGACTTCGAGGACGTCGCCGGAGGTCAGCGCCGTAGCGCCAGCCGCCGCACGCGCCACCGCAATCGCAGCGAAGTCGAGCTCCACTTCGACCTTGGTGACGGCCCGGGTGCCTTCGTACGGGTACGCAGCCGCGGTACCCTTATTGAAGCCGAGAGAGTCGGTGTAAGTCGGCATATGCGTCTACCCCTTACGAGAAGCTGATGACAGCGGTGGACAGAGCCTCAGGCTTCACGACCTTGTAGCCGTACACCTGGAGGCCGCGGACCACGTTGCCGAACGTGCGCTCGGACCGGATGGTCTCCATCTCCGTCATCTGGGACGCGAAGGTGAAGCCCATCTTGTGGCCGGCAATGATGCTGTACTCGCCGCCGCTGACGTACAGGTTGTGCGAGACATAGATCGTGAAACGATCAATCATGCCGAGCCGGCCGTTGCGCAGGACCGAGGTGCTGTCGCCGGAGAGCGACGCATCCCGCAGTTCCGACTTCTTGATGAGGTTAGCCATCTTGGCCGGGATCACGATGAAACGATCGCTCTCCGGCGCGTTGGCCTCATCAAGGACCGTGCCCATATCGACGAGCAGATCAACGACCGCAGTGGTCGAAGAAGCACCGTCGCTGGTGACGGTCAGCGGAGTGCCGGTGACGCCCAGGTTGAACGAAGCGGACTTCGCACCTGCGCTAGCACCCTTGTTCAGGGCGCCGACATCCGGCAACAGATCGGTCAGCACACGCTGGTCGATCTTGATCTTCATCCGCTCGGATGCGTCCTTCGACCACATGTCCATCAGGTTGACGTCGGACTGAATGCGGTCGATATCATCCTCGACAACCGCGAAGTATTCACCCTTGTCGATCAAGAGCTGCAGCTTCGGCTTGTCCGGGTGCTCCACGTCGAGAACCTGACCCTTGACGTAGTCGCGGATCGTGATCTCCGGTGTGGTGCGGATGTTCACGGTGTCACCGTACTGGCGGATTTCGCCTTCATAGTCGGTGTTGGAAATAGCTGACAGAACCGTTGCATCGTAGCTTACATACCCACTGATATGCCGGACTATCGCTTACGCGGATACTTACCCCTGCCGTCCTCTACGTCGAATGACACAGTCTTCAGCAATGTTGCAACATCCACGCCCCGGTCATTTAGTCTCTGCTCCTGCGCTTTCAGGTGCCTAAGCAGTTCGTGGATTCGCCGCCCATCGCGGTAATTACCACCTTCTGCACACCCAAGGACGAAGTATGCCTCCGCCTTCTTCACCACAAGATGCTTAGCAAAGTGGCCGACAGCCTGCAAGGCTTTACTAGGCGGTAGATGCAATACCCAGCATGGGAGGTGCTCCCCCTTGCTGTAGTTCACCAGGCCGCCAAAAGCCTTATGCAGCAAGTCTATGCTATTGCTGTCGTCCCTATGCGCTGTAACACGCATGGAGAGGTAGCAATAACCAGACTTCTTATCGACCCGCGAAGCAAAACAGCCGTCACCATCGAAGTACCCGGCCATCCACTTTCGGGATGGGTAATTCGGCAGCGTATGTCTGTACTTGCGTATGACATCAAGCTGCAGCCGGTGTGCCTCTAGTCTGTCTTCTGCTACCCGGCTGTTGTTATGTATATAGTCTACCATAAGTGGGGCTCGCCCACGTTTGACAACCATATACTTGTCCAGCCGGTACAGGATTTTCATCGCCTCGGTGTGTGGTACTTCCCACACAGATTGGTCCCCGCCGCCATACCCTGTACGGGATGACTTCGTGTGGACCAACCCACCAAACGAATCCTGCAGCATATACAGAACTTGGTCTCTGGCCGCTTTCTGGGAGACCTGCAAAAACATGGCAGGCCGGTAGTCCCCTTGCGGTCTGCGGAAATATCTGACGCCGAACGATCCGTCTGCGTCGATAAGTCCGGCTAGGTATTTCTCAGTGAGCACATGTACCTCACTTATTCTAGCGCTTGGATCGGGTTCCTTGCGGTTCCCGTTATTTAGACCGGGTTTAACGAACTCCTATCTCTTGAAGTTCTCGATCAGCTTGCCGCTCCAAATCTCCGGGATGAAGTTCCCAGAGTAGTTCGGGCGACCACCAATGGACGGGTAGCTCATACCCTATCTCCTTGATTAGCCATCTGTGATACGACCATCTCGCTGTGCAGCGAAGATGTCGCGCTCGATTCGCTTACGCTCATCATCGCGCCCCTTGTACTTGCCGGTCCTCACATCACCATAGAAGGTGGCGATGTCGGAGCGGGAGTAGGTCTTATCAGACCCAGGGGCAGACTGACGGGCGCCGCCAGACCGGCCGCGGCCGGGAGCAACCTGGCGAGACAACTCATCCGCAGAACGCTGGCCTCGAGCCGGCGCTTGCCCTTCCGGTTGATAGCCAGGCCAACCCGTGAAGAACGCCGCAACACGCCTGGCATCCAGGTTGCGCTGCGCATCCTCAAGGTATGTCTGCCGCGAGATACCAGTCAGAGGATCAATCTCAAGCAACCAAGACTGGAAGTCCTGGTTATCGTTCGTAGTCTTCCAGTTCGGTACGCTAGCCTGCAACTCAGACCAGAATGCCTGTTCAGACGACACAGCCTGCCGCTGCGAGAGCTGATTGACCTGCGGCACCAGCTGCGACTGCAGCGAAGTGACCATGTTCCGCAGTTCGGAAATCTCACGCTGGTAGGCTGCAGCCTCCTCCTTGGCGGCCCGGCGCATGACGTCGATGGACTCGCCATACTCGTCTACGTCGCGCTGCGTGATGTAGGTCGGCTGGGCAGGAGCCTCGCCTGGGTTATTGGCCGGCGTCTGAGACGACGACACTGTGCCAAGCAACTGCTCCATCTGGTCCAGGCGCTGCTTCAGCTCGCGGTTCTGCGCGTGTAGGCGCGGGACCTCGGCGTTATACATACCCTGGAGGGAACGATACTTCTGCTCAAAATCCTCTACCTTGGCCGGAGTTTGCTCCGGGGCGGCATCGGCCTGACTAGCCCCACCCTCGATAGAGACACCCTCGACGTCGTCTACTACCGCAGTGTCGTCGGCGGCGTCTGCCTCCGCGCTCTGGCTGGCGTAGAACTTGTCGATGGCTTCTCGTTGGGATGCAAGCTGTGCAGGAAGGTTCATGTTACGCTCCTAGCGGTGTGCGTTTTCAGGGGCGCTGCGGACGAGGTCGGAGACCTCTTTGAGAACCTGGCACCGCCCCTGAGC